TGCTTTAGCAGGGCTTTTCTTATGCCCAACGAAAGGAAGGTGAGCCTGTAATGGCTGTATTAGAAAATGCAAGACATGAGAAATTTGTGCAGTGCCTCATCCAGGGAATGAGCCAGAGAAAGGCTTACCGCGAGGCATTTCCTGCTTCACAGAAATGGAAAGATACAACCGTCGATGTAAAAGCAAGCGCTTTGTTTTCAGATGGTAAGGTTTTGGTAAGGTATAGCGAGCTTCAGGAAGAGGCTAAGGATAACGCCATTATGAAAAGAAAGGACCGCATGATTGTATTAAGCGATATAGCGGCTGACGGTAATGAAAAAACGGAGGCAAGAATCAAGGCGATAGATACTCTGAATAAAATGGACGGAGAATATACCGGTAAGCTTGAATTGTCGGGTGAGATTAATTCTAAAAACCCTTATGCCGGTTTGACTACAGAGGAATTAAAGAAGCTGATCGGCAGTGGATAGAGAATTGATAAAGCTCGGAGCAAAAATCGAGCTTGCAAGGCGCGACTTTTTTGCTTACTGTAATTTAAAGGCTCCTGACTTCTACAAAGCAGATAGACGATATTTGGTTGATCTTTGTAATGAGTTCCAGGATTTTATACAGTCTGACGACGAAGTAATGATCGTAAACGAGCCGCCCCGACATGGCAAGTCTCGGACTGCCGGACTGCTGGTTGAGTGGGTGCTGGGAAACGATAAAAATCAAAAGATCATGACGGGCTCATATAACGAAACGCTTTCAACTATGTTTTCTAAAAACGTTCGTAACGACATAATGGAGGCTAAAGCCGATGTATATAAACCCGTTTTTTCCGACGTGTTTCCCGGAGTATCGATTAAGCGCGGCGACGGAGCAATGAATTTATGGAGCTTGGAGGGCGGATATAATAATTATCTTGCAACTTCTCCGACCGGTACGGCGACGGGATTCGGCGCAACGCTGCTCATTATCGACGACCTTATAAAAAATGCCGAGGAGGCAAATAACGAATTGACAAAGGAAAAGCACTGGGTATGGTTTACAGATACTATGCTTTCCCGATTGGAGGAGGGCGGAAAAATTATAATAATTATGACGCGCTGGGCTTCGGATGATTTAGCGGGCCGCGCTTTGGAGCATTTTTATGAATCGGGAGCTAAAGTCCGTCATATCTGCATGAAAGCGTTGCAGGACGATGGTTCTATGCTTTGTCCTGAGGTTTTGTCATACAAGTCGTATATGTCTAAAATCAAGGCTATGGGCGCCGATATAGCGTCGGCCAATTATCAACAGGAACCGATAGATATCAAGGGCCGACTGTATACAAGCTTTAAAACCTATAATAAGCTGCCGCAGGACAGCGGTGGAAGAAGCCTTTTAGAGGGAATATACAGCTACACTGATACGGCGGACGAAGGAAGCGATTATTTGTGTTGTGTAATCTGGGGCGCGTATATGAAAGAGGCGTATATACTTGATGTTTATTATACTCAGCAAGGAATGGAAATAACAGAAAAAGAAACTGCGGGCAGATTTTTTGAATTTAAGGTAAACAAGGCGAGGATAGAAAGTAATAACGGCGGTTCAGGCTTCGCAAGAAACGTTATACGCATATTGCGGGAACAATTTTCAAGCAATCAGACCGTTGTAAAATGGTTCCATCAATCGAAAAATAAGAAAGCGAGAATCATTTCAAATTCCACATGGATAATGGAGCATGTATATTTTCCGCAGAACTGGAAAGACAAATGGCCGGATTATTACAGCGCAATGATAAAATATCAGCGCGACGGAGACAACCGTCACGACGACGCGCCCGACGCGACAACGGGGGTTGCGGAAACTATGTATTTGTTAGGAGCGTGAAAAGGTGGGTGTAATACAGAAATTGAGCGAGAATATAAAACGGGGGCTGCGAAGCTGGCTAAACGTTATGCCCGCAAATCCCTACAGCATACAGATAAACGAGGTTATGGATTTTGAAGTAAATGCTATCCGTAACCGGATATGGTACAGAGGAGACGGAAACGAGCTTGAACAGCTTTATGGCAGCGTTTCAGAATATGCCGATAAATATAAATTTTGGGCGTCTAAATGCTCGCGTGGAATGGAAATGCGTAAAATACATACAGGACTTCCGTCGTTGATCGTCAAAACGCTTGTTTCGGTTACTCTTTCAGATATGAACGACTTTGAGTTTAAAAAACCCGCGCATGGAGATATATGGAGCAATATCGAAAATGAAAACAGTTTCCGAAAAAATCTTGAAGCAAATTTAAGAGAGCTCCTTTTTATCGGCGACGGCGCTTTCAAGATTACAATGGATTCTGATATAAGCAAATATCCTGTGCTTGAATGGTATCCGGGCGAAAGAATAGAGCTTGTATACAGACGCGGACGACTTCATGAGGTCGTATTCAAAACGCTTTTCAGGGAGCATAGACGAGAATATATACTTTGTGAGCGTTACGGCTTCGGTTACATAAAAAGCGAGCTCTGCTGTGATGGTAAGCCCGTTGATATGAGCGCAGTCTCAGCTCTTAGCGATCTTAAACCTGTTATTGCGTTTGATAGGTCGCAGATACTTGCAGTACCCTTTAAAATATTTGAAAGCGCAAAATATAAAAACAGAGGCGGAAGTATTTTCGACGGTAAGCTGGACAGCTTCGACGCCTTTGACGAGGTATGGTCGCAGTGGATGGACGCGCTGCGTGCCGGAAGGTCGAAAACCTATATACCGGAGGATATGATCCCGAAAAATGAGAATAACGGAACGCTGTTGAAACCAAACCCGTTTGACAACAGATTTATTCAGACCGCAAGCGCGTTTGCCGAGGACGGAAGACCGGGTATTGAAGTAAAGCAGCCCGACATTCCCCACGACAGCTATCTTGCAAGCTATGTAACCGCGCTTGATTTGTGCTTGCAGGGGATTATAAGCCCCTCGACATTAGGAATCGACGTAAAAAAGCTTGATAACGCAGAGGCGCAGAGAGAAAAAGAAAAGGCGACTCTTTATACAAGAAACGCTATAGTTGAAGCTATGCAGGAGCAGCTTCCTAAATTAGCGGCCGCCTGTATAAACGCGTATATTATGTCTCTGGGAAAAGCTCCGGAGGAAGTCGAAGTCAGTATTCCGTTCGGAGAATATGCTAACCCTTCGTTTGAATCTCAGGTTGAAACGGTATCAAAGGCCAAGCAGGGAGGTATTATGAGTATCGAGGCAAGCGTTGAGGAACTGTACGGGGACAGTAAGGACAAGCAATGGAAAGCGGAAGAGATACAAAGACTTAAGGAAGAGCAGGGCATAGCGCAGATTGACGAAACTCTGATTAATGACGATACGTTTGATTCTGAAACGATTGAACCGGAGGTATAAAAAATATGCCTGATTACGATATCAGCGAAGCTTTTGCCCGTATTGAGAATGAATTGATTTCGTCTATGTTCCGCAACTTTAAACGCCACCGCGCGGAAGAAACAAAGGAGGGCTATAACTGGGAAATGTGGCAGACCATTCAACTGAAGGTTATGGAAGAATACCGCCGGAAGAATAAAAAGAAATTTTCCAAGGAATTTGCTTCTCTTAATGCAAGAATAGATGAATTTATCAGACAGGAGAGAGCCGACGGATCGGCAAATCAGGAAATAAAAATACTGGAAGCTATTAAAAAGGGTTATAAGCCGAAACATATATTCAGCGGTCATGCTGAAACGTCAGCAGAATTCATAAAAATGAATACCCGTAAAATGGACGCTTTGATAAGGGCGACCGTTAACGACGCTGAACGCGCCGAGCATGCCGTGCTTCGTATGGCAAACGATCAGTATCGAAAGATCGTATTTAACGCTCAGGTTTATGCGGCAAGCGGGGCGGGAACATATGAAAAGGCTGTTGACATGGCGGCAAAGGATTTTCTAAGAGCCGGAATAAACTGTATTGAATACAAGAACGGAGCGAGACACGGCATTCGTGATTATATATCTATGTCGTTGTCAACCGCAGGCAAAAGGGCGTATTTGACCGGAGAAGGGGAAATGCGCAGGGAATGGGGCGAGAGCCTTGTTATTATGAATAAGCGCGGCAATCCGTGCCCTATGTGCGCTCCGTTTGTAGGCAAAGTACTTATCGACGATGTATGGAGCGGGGGCAGACCGGACGGAAAGCATATGCTTATGAGTACAGCTATAGCAAAGGGACTTTACCACCCGAGATGTAAGGACGGTCATACGACGTATTTTGAGGGTATTTCTGACGAGGGTAAACCTTATACAGAATCAGAACGGCGGGAGCTTATAGAACAGTACAATGCCGAACAGAAACGAAGGTATGCCGAAAATCAGTCGGAAAAGTTCAGAAGAATGTCCGAAAATTTTCTTGATGAAGACAATAGGCGCATGTACGGTAAAAAAGCTGACGAGTGGAAAAAAACGGCGGAAAATTATATTGACAATTCAAGTAGAAGTGGTATAATAAAGGCAAGTGAAAGAATTGAAATTCATCCCGATAAAATCAATAAATTTCTATTAAAACCAGGCGCAAAACATTCCAAGGAATTTTTTGATGTAGGATACAATGAGAATGATTATGAACGCCTTTTCAATGATATCACTTCGGAGTTTGATAATTCAAAAGTCTTAGATATAAAAAAGAATGAGGATGGAACAGAGGATTTCAGCACATTTATGTATCTCGGTGTTAATAATAAGAAAAGATTCCGAATTGTTTGGAGAAAAGATACTCCAGAAAGTAAACCACGGTTGATAACCGGTCATAGAGAGGATTGATATTATTGTTTAATTTATATGATAAAGTTATAATAAAATCGAAGAATCTCCCCGGTACAATAGTTGATATCGTAAAAACCGGAAGCAAAACAGTAATAACTGTTGAAAGTGACATCAAAGGAAAACGCAAAGACGGTTATGGGGGAGATTTTCCACTTTTTAATTGCAGTGAAGAAGATTTAAAGTTGTTATAGCCGCCTTGATAAGGCGGTTTAGTTATATCACAATTTAATACAAATCAGCGTATGCCTAAAGGTATGCGCTA